CGTGGCCAGGTTTTTAACCGCCCCTCAGGTATATCACTGGCTTTAATTTTCGTGTAAAGCAGATACATTTAACACGTCCTCGCGGTATACCCCAGGAGTGCAGGGGGTCGCGTGGAGAATTTCCACTCCTTCCGTCCTAAAACAGGACCGAAGTATGAAGTCTCAACTTTCTCAAAATCAGGAAACGATGTCAAATCGACATCCTGACGAACAAAGTGAGTGACAAATCGCAAAGTTTCCACTTTTGGAAACAGACGAGTTTTATCTTTAATTCGGAGTGAACTGAACAACTTCTTAAACCACGCATAATAATGCGGGTAAAATCCGTATGCCCAGACGAGCCCAATGAGCCGAGTTGCCGTATCGTACTTTGTACGATCAGGGTTCTCAGGCCACATGACTTGGGCAGAGAGTTTATCTCTATCGATCTTATAGTAATATCTTCCTCGAACGATCTCACGACCAAGAAACTTGATCGGCGCTTGAGAGCTAGAACCATCAAAATTGATAGTATAGTTAGTCTTCTCAGGCGAAACATTCAATCCAAGGTCACTAAAATGACTTAGAAATAACTCTTCAAAATCCACCTTCGCCATACCCTCATTAAAGTAAACTAGACTGTCATCGCCTAGAAAGCAGGATCGACGGTCGATAATTTGATATCGTCCATTCTTGAAACTGCAGTAATAGCAAGCGATCATATTGACTATACTTCCGACAAGCTGTGTCATAGCACTTCCAGAAGGTATACCTCTGTGCTTTCTACGGATACTGTCATACATGACCAAAGGTGTGTGAATAAAATACGCTTCTAATTGTCCCAACATACGTCGTTGATTATCAGATAAATCTAAACAATCTTCGATGATTTTAAAAGCCATGCGTATTAAACGCGCGCTTACTGTTGAGTCAAAAGAGGAGAAATCAATCTGTGCGACTGAATTCCAACCTCTAGCGCTTATTATTCGAAAGAGAGACTTACCTTGATCCATCCAGTTAACGCTCCAACCAAGGAACGATGGTTTATCCTTTTTAAGAAACGGACCGGAGAATTGATTCTCAAGTACATTTATATATCCAGG